CAGTTAACATAAAACGAGCTTTAAACGGCAAATTTGAGCTAAATTTGGGTATCTTTAGAGTGTGTTTCATGTGTTTTATTTTAGGCATAAAAAAAGCCCCTAAAATTAATCAGGGGCTTAATTTAGTCAGAATTAAGACTATTTTTATTCTATGGGAAAAGATACCACGTATAGTAACCGTTTTTAATGATTTTCGGATCAATCATTTTATCGGCATAACGTCGAACAATCCCTACGTGTTCGGAGGTAGTTTGTGAGTAAAAAAACGGAGACTGAACATTCAAACCTACTTTTTGATGTAGTTGGTATTTCATTACATCCTTTATGTTTCTCCCTTGCTTGCTTGCGTCAATTTTCCATGTTTCTCCAATTTTCATACGGTAACTGAATAAACTTTTACCATCGGTTTCCATGTGAAGACTCTTGCCTTGCTTGCCTTGTGTCCAGTTTTCAACTACTTTTTGATTTGTCATAATAGAACCGTTTCGCCAATAGTTAAAGCAATGGCCTCTTGTTCATATTCTACTTTTAACTTGGTTAGCTTGTCCTTTACTTGTGAAATATTACCAGCGACCACAGAAAAAACAACGTTAAAATTATCCTCTGTTATCCCTTTCCATCTTCCATCTTCCATCTTCATCCTCCATTTTCCATTATCCGAACTGCCCGCAAAGTAAACTTTGCCGAGATTTTCACCTATTTTTAATATACTATGCTGAAAATTCCACCACTGTTTAGAATCCATAGGCAAGCTTCCTATATTACGTCCTATTGTAACGGTTATCGTTTTGGTTTCGTTTCGTTTTATTATTGTTTGTAATCCGTGCATTATTTTATCCTCTTTTTGTTTGTTATTGATTAAAGCCCGTTTCATTTTTTTGTGAAAAAATCCATTATTAATTGCCTTGTTGACAGCAGGGCTTCTATGTCTGAACACATTTTTCTATGCCTAATCACTTGGTCAATATTCTCATTTACTTTCTCCTTCATTGGTTACAAATTCATCTTTTACAAGATTTACGATAACATCTTCACCTGTATTGGCTACAAAAGTCCACTGGATTGAACCTGCTTCGTAAGTGCCATTTACAAGACTCTTTAATTGCTTAATATCCTCTTGAGCAATTGTGATTTCTATTTCGATTGGGTTATTCATTATTTCGTTTCCTTTCCATCTTCATTCCCTTCCTTACTTTGCCATTAATTTCTACAATGGCATACGGAAAATTTCTGGTCTGTCCTTTGTTATTGATTCTCATCTCACAAGGATATTACACAATTTTTTTTAACTTTGCAAGTACTTTTTTAAATTTAAAATTTACTGTAAAATTTACTTTGAATTTTATGCTGGAGTACACCCTCAAACCTCAAACCAAAAACTTCAGAAAAACTTTAGTTTCTTCAGTAAACCTGTAGAAACTTCAATAAAGGTGTAGTCTGCCAAGTTGTCAGAGGGTGTAGGAGGATGACAGAAGGAGGGTTTGGGTGAATCCCCTCTCCTCACAAATTAAGCTATATAAAGACTTACAGGCGTTGTCAAAAGAAAAAGTTGAAAGAAGGTCGTATATTTTAAGGTTTTTTGTTAATATTTATTGTATTATAAAGTCATAGTCGGTATATTATACAAATAAGGAAATGACATGAAAGTTAATTTACCAGCTAAATGGAGTCCTTCAAAGGCTCGTGCTATTGAATATATGACAGCTTATCCCAGTGCTAAAATGGAGGATGTTGCTTTGGAATCAGGCGTGAGCGACAGTACTGTATACTTATGGTTAAGAGACCCAGAGTTTGTTGAGGTCTTTTATCAGAAGTATATGGTTTCGTTTGGGGCGAGGCTTCCGAAGGTATTAAATGCCATGATTCGTGAAGCAGAGTCTGGGAATGTTCAGGCGGGTCGTCTTATATTAGAACATAGTGGAAAACTCATAAAGAGGGTTGAAGTGAACAACTATATGAGTCCTTTTGAGAAGTTCTTGGATAAGGAAGTTGAATCTGAATTTGAAGAAGTCGAGGAGGCTGAATTTACCGTTTTACCCCAAAGACCAGTATTAGAAAAAAAAGAAAAACCTGAAACAAAGGCGGAAGAATTAAGTAAAATCCGCAAACAAAAGCACACTTTAAGGCTACGCAGAGAGGCTGATAAATGGCGTAGAAGGGCTGAAAATGCGGGTGTAGATAGGCTACCACGGGGTAGAAAAACCAAGCTCCAAATGCACACTTGGCATCAAAAAATCATTGCAAAAGAGAACGAATTGTTTAAAAAAGGCTAAAAACGTGATTTCTGCCCTATCTCTATATATATCAAGAGTTAGAGAAAAAAACCCATATCAAATTTTTCGGTATACCCCCCAAGTAAAACCATGTCAAATTTTCAGGGTGGGGGTATAATCTTTTTGAAACCCCCACCGAGGGTGTATTATACATAATACCTGAAAATATGCCATAACCATGTCAAATACAGACGAACCCCTTATATATACTATATAAGGTTATATATAAGTCTATAATAGCTTTAGCTATAAATCGTAAAAAACAATATGGCATATTAAAGAATATTAATAAATATCAATACGACGTTTTTTCGATTCTTCTTTTTCTTTTTTCGGAATCTCAATTCTTAAAACGCCATCTTCAAATTTGGCAGATATATCGCTTGACAAATTATCTCCCAATTCAAATGAACGTTTAAACGATGAGTGTTTGAGTTCTCTCATAATGTAACGAGCATCATCTTCTTCTAATTGATGCTTGTCTCCACTAATTGTTAAGACTCCATCCTCTACGTCGATATTGAGCAGGTCTTTATTCATTGAGGGTAGTTCTGCCACGATTACAACCATATCGTCGTAATCTACAACATCTACCTTCGGGAAAGCCCCGTGCTTAAAGGAAATCCCAAACTCTTTCTGGAAGTTGGGGAATTGATTTTGCACAATCTTGTCAAACATTGTGTCAAAGGGGGTTAGGAACTCATCTCGACTGAAATGAATCGGTATTCTTGCTACTTTCATTGGTAACTCCTGTTTAGTTGGTCGTCCTCTCTTGAGCAACGACGTTAAAACTATTTATAATCAGTTTCGTAAAAACCATCACCCACAAATTGTATCGAGGGTGCAGTTACAGCTTCTCTAACATCGAATGAATTACATGAAGGGCATTGTTCGGTTTCCTGTTCATCGTCCATTATCACGGACAAGGTTTCCCAATCCCACTCACATTCATTACAAATCCATCTTATTGTTTTAAATCTTCTCATATCTTTAAAGTATCTTCCATCTCTATTTCTTCAGGCATTAATTGACAATAACAATACTCTTTACAGACACTCCAACCAGAAGCGGGCATCCCCCTTGCTTCCCAGCCTTCCCAAGTATCGAGTTGTCCAGCTCTGCTTTCACAATCGGGACAGACATTCTTACTTACCGTAATCCATCTTAACTTTTGCCCCACCCGTCCAAATCTGCGGAATGCTTGGTTAATTCCTCCAACAAGTCCTCGCTTAATTGAGTTTTTGAACTCTCCGAAAATTCTCCCCGACTGATTAAAGTCCGTATTAAGAACCCCAATAATTGATTGTTCGCTAACGCCACTTCGTATAAGTCTGTCAATTTCTTGTCCAAGTCGTTCTGCGAAGATTCGTATATCGTAAGATAATCCGAGAGCAATCCATAAAAGTATTTCCCTATCTTTGTCATCTAATCGTTCCTCTGGCATAATATAACCTTTTTATGTTTTTAATACAAGTGGTGATTTGAGATTCAGGGCGTTTCGCATTTTTTTAATGAGGGTTTTTGTGAGCTTGGTGGTGTCTTTATCTCCGAGTATTATTGCTTGGTCGAGGAAGTTTCTTGCCACTCTACGAGTCCCAACCATGTTAAATCTTCGTGCAAAACTACTATTAGCCGTCTTTCCATCTTCCAAATGTACCGCCCCATACCCTTTCATTGATAAACCATCCTTTGTGGGTTTAATACTATCTCTCAATCTTCCTGTATGGACGAGTGGTTTAAATGAGTTCGTGGCAGTTCTATCAGATGCGGGAGATTGCCCTTTTTCCCTTATCTCTCTTGTAGAATCTTTTAATGGGGCAAATTTACCGCTATCAATAGCGTTTTTTGCTCGTTCAGCAGACGAGACAGCTATTCGTGAGGTATGGTTCTCAAGTATCTTTGGCATCTCATTAGCGAGTTTACCAAAATCAACCCCGACTCTTATCTCTAACTTCATCCCAGAAATCCTCCCCTAAATTTTTTGCTTCAAAATATTCATCTTGAAATTGCAGAATTAGCTTCTCCACCTGTCGCTCTCCCCAAGCTGTGGGGTCTTTGATTATTTCAGCAACGCTTCCTTCTAATTCAAATTCAATATCATTGATCTTGTCCAGTTTCCTGACGGAATTGAGCAAAAATTGACTATTTCGATTCACTTTCGTTTGTTTGTCTGTTGCCATCAATTATCCCCTGTGCTTGTTCGACCGAAAGGTCTTTATTGTCTCTCACCATGATTTTGGCACGAGTAATTAAATTTTGTTCCAAGTCAAATTGGTCTTTTAAAATTTGATCTTGTACCGTCGTTGGGTATTCTACTTCTTCAAAGTCAATTCCAAAATCTTCAGGTAGCATAATACCGTTATATTCAGCAATAACTCTTTCCACAGAATAAAAATCTTTTTCATATAATCTCCATAAGGCTATGTCGTCAAAATAATCCTCTTTTCTTTCGAGGTCTTTAATCATTAAGCTAATTCCCGATGGAACTTCACCGCCTGATTCTGCCCATTGAATCCATAAGTGATTATTAGATGCAACAAGTTCTATCTGAAACTTAATATTCTCAATGGCTTCTTGAACATTACCGCTTGGCGACGTAACGTGATATTCGCCTTCATCACCCATATCAAGAATCTCATTAGACCCAGCCCTCATCATGTTTTGGTCGCTACGCAATCCCCTAACCCAAGGCTGTCCGAACATATTAAATCTCATGCCGAGGTTCATTTCCGTTAAGCCTATATTGACCTGTTCATTGCAATTTACAATATCACTTGCCCCCTCAACGAAGAAAGAATCAATTTGATCCTCTCTATGTGTAAAGACAAATGGTAAAATACCATAAGGGTTCATTTCCTCGCTTAAAACCTTACCATCTTCGTTAAGTACCGCATATTGTTCAGCGTCCCAGTAACCCCACTGGAGTTTGGTTGTATTTGATAAATCCGATGTCTTATTCAGGAGAGGGTATATAATCGCTTCTGGTTTAAACGGGTCGTCGCCAAAGTATGTTTCAAAGTAATAAATTGGTCGATAGTCAAACTTATCTTCGTGCCAAAACACCCTATTGGCAATAGTTCCCAATAAGCGAGTCATTCTTTCCGAATGTTTCATTCTTACATCCTTTGTCGGGATAAGTTTTTCATAAGCATTGGTCTTATTTCCGACAGTCCTTTTTGCCCCTAAAGTATAGATACGGCTTATTTTATTGATAAACTTTCGTGTAAAATTAGTCATTGAGGGCGGAATTTCAGTAAAAGCATCTCCTGTAAAAAAATCCTTAATATAAGATTCGGTAGATGTACCTGAATAATAATCTAAAAATTTTCTTATCTCATTTCTCTTTGCATGGGCATTTGATAGCTTTGCTTCTGTTAATTTGTTTTTTATTAATTGTTCAATCATCTTTGAATCCTTTTCATTGCGTTATTTTTCATGGGAAATCTATTTGTGATAAAGTATCTAAAGGCATCACATCCATGATCGTGATAGCCGTCTTTGATTGGTTCTTCTTTAATTGGTTTACCGTCCTCTGTCTCTGGATAGCGGTATTCTTCAAAGTCCTGTATAACGTCTTTGCATTTCTTGTCAACGTGAACTTTCCGAGTACCATCAGCACTTTCAAAGAACCCTCTCGCATAAGATACGCTTGACGTTATATTCCTACTCAACCTATCTCGCATACATAGAATTTTAATGCCACTTCGTCTAAATATCTCCATATCCCCCGCACCTGATTGTCCTTGAACGCTCGAACCCGCAGGATCGCCATAGTACGAAGTAACGGGATAGCCTTTAATCTTAATCATCTTGATTAAATCTTCTGTTTTGATATTCTCTTTGTGTAGTATGGAATCAAAGACTCGAATATGCTCTGTGTCCCCAATCCATTGAGTTTGTATAAATAACACCGCAGGCATACGATAACCAAAGTCGATTGAGCAATAAGTAGGTAAATCCTTATCATAGGAAAAATCACCCACATCCAATTCTCTATCAAAATCCCATACCTTACCTTGAAAAACTGAAAATTCAGCCCCAAATTCTTGTCCAAACAATTCCTTTGACATATTGCGTTTGCGTTCTCTAATTGCAGGATCATCTAATCCAAGAGGAAATTCATGTTGATTAATCCAAGAGGGAGCGGAATGACTCTCCCATTCGTCATCGGTTTCTCCGAGCTTGTATAGGTCATAAATCCAATTTCGCCCCTCTGGCGTTGTGATAAAGATTACTTTTCCTTTTCTTCCTGCAACTGTTGGTGATAAATACATATCCCAAATCTTTTTATTCATTTTTGCCACCTCGTCAATGACAAGGAAGTCTAATCCCTCACCAACAAGGGAATCGGCATTATCGGCACTCATTCCCTCGACGGTTGTTCCCCATTTGAACTTAATATACATATCCTTTTCAGATGCCCGAACAATATCGTCTCCGTGTCCTATAACCATTCTCTGCCAAATCTCTCTAAATATTAATCTGGCTTTCTTATAAGACATCCCCACTACCCACACTCTTTTGTTCGGTTGGGATGCAACATAGGTCGCTTCCATTGCACTCGCCCAAGTTTTCCCAAATCTTCGTCCACATACCATAACATGGAATCTTGCATCTGGTTTAGACGGATAATGTAGAGCTAATTGACCAGTGTGAGGAGTGTATCCAAGATATTCAAACCACTTTCTTTTAAAATCGTAATTTTTTTCTTGCATTATAGTTATTTATAATATATATTATACTATACACTTAATGCAAGTGTATTTTTATTAACTCACTAAAGAGGTTTAAAATGTCAGAAGAACAGAAAGTCGAAACAGACGTTAAAAAGGAAGAAGGGACAAAACCCGACACAAATGCTATACCACGTTCAAGGTTGAATGAGGTCATTGATGAGCGTAACGCACTTCGTGATAAAATTCAGTCCTATGAACTAAAAGAGGAAGATGCGAAGAAGGCTGAACTCGAAAAACAGGAAAAGTGGCAAGAACTAAATGCCGAGCTTCAAAAAGAAGTTGATTCCTACAAACCTTTCAAAGATAAATTTGATGTCTTGGATGGCAAGATTCGATCTGATGCCTTGAGTAAACTTCCTGAAGAAAAACAGGAAAAATTTAAGAATCTCAATACTGCTGATCTTTTAAATGTTGTTGAAGAATTATCCGTCAAATCTAATCCGCCCGATAACGCAGGGACGGTAGATACGAAGATGTCGAAAGACGAATGGAAGAAGATGGATATTAAAGACAAACGCAGTAATTGGTCAAGTATTGTGGATTCCTACAAACGATAGGAGTCATTAAATGGCTAACGTAACAGTAACAACTGCGGCTAATTTTATTCCTGAACTATGGGCTGACGCAATTTTAGATTACGCAGAACGTAAATTCAGTTTAAAGGATAAAGTTACAGATGTTTCTTCTTTACTATCTGGTGGTGGAGACACTCTCCATATCCCACGGGTTGATGAAGAAACCGCCGCCT